CGACCAGAGACCAATCTCTTTGAGGTCATCCACGAGATGCTTGTTGACAATCACAAACTCTCCCGCGAGGGTTCTTCTCAGATAGATGTTCGTCGTGTAGGGTTCAAAGCATTCATTATTACCCAAGATTTGTGCGGTGGAGGCTGTTGGCATTGGAGCCATGAGGAGACTATTACGAAGACCCTTCTCCTTGATGCGTTCCTTGAGAGCGTCCCAGTCGTAGTGAAGCTTGGTCTCACCTTCCCACATATCATATTGAAGCACCCCTTGTGAAGCTGGAGAACCCTCAAAGGTTTCATATGGACCATCAACCTCTGCCAACTCTGAACTCGCCTCAAGGGCGGCGTGATACATGGTCTCAAATATACGCGCATTGATTTCCTTCGCTTCGTCGGAATCAAATGCGTGGCGACAAAGAATGAATACATCCGCGAGACCTTGAACACCGAGACCAATTGGACGGTGTCTCATATTAGATTTGCGAGCAGTCTCAACGGGGTAAAAATTTCTATCAATAACTCTGTTTAGGTTTTTGGTGACAGTTTTCGTAACTTCGTGGAGTTTTTCATAATCAAATGTCTTTGTCTCTGGATCCACATACTTGGGGAGAGCGATTGATGCGAGGTTACACACAGCCGTCTCATCTTTGTCTGTAAATTCCAAGATTTCTGTACAGAGATTGGAACTCTTGATCACACCCAAGTTCTTTTGGTTACTCTTTTGGTTACAGGCGTCTTTGTAAAGCATGTATGGTGTACCAGTCTCGGTTTGAGACTTGAGAATAGCTTTCCACACATCGGCAGCTGGCACCGTCGCAGTCGCCCGACCTTCTTCCTCGTACTTTGTGTAAAGGGCTTCAAACTCCTCACCCACGGCATCGGAGAGACCAGGTGCCTTGTCTGGACAAAAGAGAGACCAATTGCCACTCTCCTCAACTCTCTTCATGAAGAGATCTGGAATCCAGAGAGCGGAGAAGAGATCGCGGCACCGCGCCTCCTCGTCACCTTGGTTGAGACGCAACTCAAGGAAGTCTAGAATATCCGCATGCCATGGCTCGAGATAGACCGCGATAGATCCCTTGCGACGTCCAGCTTGATTTACATAGCGTGCTGTAGCGTTAAATACGCGAAGCATGGGAATAATACCATCTGATTGACCATTTGTACCTCTAATACGAGACTTGTTGGCTCTGACATCATGGATGTGCATCCCGATACCCCCAGCCCACTTTGAGATTTGTGCACACTCGGTGAGTGTTCCATATATACCATTTATTGAATCCTCCTTGTTTGCAATAAGGAAACAACTGGACATTTGGGGTCTCGGTGTACCAGCGTTGAAGAGGGTTGGGGTTGCGTGGATGAACATACCACGGGACATCTTATCATAGGTGTCAAGAACAGAGGGAATATCCTCACCATGAATACCAATAGATACCCTCATAAACATATATTGTGGAGTTTCCATCAAGACACCTTCAAGTCTTTGTAAATACGATTTTTCTAAAGTTTTCAGACCAAAATAACCAAAGTCGTAGTCTCTCTTCGTGTCAATGTCATCTTTGACACGACCGGCGATCTGGGCAACTTCATCCGTGATGATGCCAGCTTTTGCGAGCTTTTTCATAGCCATGTAGAAGTTGTTTGGACACACCTTTTGAATATTACTTGCGGTTATACGAGTTGCGAGAACTTCATAGTCTGGATCGGTTGTGATCATCCCGATACATATTTCAGCAGAAAGTGTATCAATTTCATGTGTGGTGATGCCGTCGTACATAGATGAAAACACCTGCTGGGCAACTTTAGACGAATCACAATTTTCAGAGAGTCCATATGTTAGTTTTTTGATCCTATTGGTGACATTGTCAAATTTCATGTCTTCAATACGACCGGAGCGCTTTGTGACTCTCATGACTGTTTACTAATTAAACAACTTGTTTTATTTTTAACTTACTTGCGACACTTTCCCAAATCACCACTTCTCACTGGGACAGTGCCGACAACTTCCATCTTTCGGTCGGGCTGGAGAAGATAGGTGTTGACATTAAATGCCCCCAGTTCACCAGGCTTAGTGATTGGGGCGTATGACCCAACGAAGCAGGCTGGGGGTTGGCATGGGATTTGTTCAACATTTGTGGGTTTTCCGTTGTATGTCTCATCGAAGTCAGCGATGTTCAACATTTAGTATTTACAAAGTTTTTTTTCCGAGGGTATATTAAATGTGTGACAACCTCCACCTCGACTCTCTCAAGCAGTGTGAGACTCCACTCAACACCCTATTTTTTTCCGAGTTCAACCAAAATATCCTCCAGCGTGGAATCCGTCAAGCCTTCAAGAACAAAACCGGTATTGCTATTGACCGTCAAAACCCAGATGATCTTTATGGTATTATGAGAGTTGTCTTCATCAATAACGCTGGTGATCACCACGCAAATATAAATGATCAGGTGCGAAGTATGAATGCGCGTGTCATTGAGAGTGCCTTGACACAGATAAAAACAGGTGTTTCCCAATACATGGCATACATTAAGGAAATTGACACTATCAGCGCTCCCCTGGATCTTCCCCAAAACACGAGTACTTATGGTAATAAGATCGAGAAGAATAACAAGATTGGTATCAATTAAAGTTTTGAATCGTTAACAAGATAAGATGAGTTTAAACTACTACAAAACTGAAACTGAAAAAGTGTGTAAGTCAAAGGGATGGGATCGTGCTGCAGTTGACACAGTGTGGCTTTTACTTACAGAAGAATTTGGAGAACTCGCGTCAGCTATTCGTCAATACAAGAGAACCTTCAAGAAAACGGGACTAAAAAAGGAGAGGGGTACGGATGTTATGATGGAAATGGGTGATGTTTTTAGTTATTTGTTTCAATTGGCACATATGTTAGATGTAGATCTTGATAAGATGTGGGAAGAACATAAATGCAAAATGAAGACTAAAAAATATAATCTTCGATAATATTAATTATGAGTAAATTTATGCTCAAAGATGAAGATGCGATCGATGACATCAACCCATTTGTCTCGCGCGAATTCTCCCTTCCAGGGGGTGTGGGGCAGACGGGTGATTTTGCCGACTTCTCTGTGACGCGTGATGAACCTGGTATACCAGAACCAACACGGAGTGTGTTTTGTGACTATTCTTTATGTAAGGAGGGCGCAGATGAATGTCCTTTATCTAGACCACTTCATCCACGAAGAAATATAGATACCGGTTTTGTCAATAAGGATAGTACGAACAAATATGTACGTATTGGTGTCGCAAACAAGCCAGTGTTTTCACTCACTGGATGGATAATAATTCTTATTGTATTTTTTACAATTCTATATTATGCACGACGCTAAAGAAGTACTCGAGACGAGATTCATCTTGCGTTCTTTGAATGAGATCCAATAGGGTATCTTCACAAAACTTTTTAATAAACTCCCTTTGCCAAGCACTCTTAATGTTAATCCAAGGTGGCTGGAATGTGGGATCTAGAATTTTGCTCGCGTGCGCTACCCGAATATATGTATGAATGTTTTGTCTATCCGCGATAATGTTCTCGACGGCAAGTTCTGCCATCTTTTGGCGAACTTCGAGGGTCTTTTCGCACATGGTGTCTAGGAACTTTTCATATGGAATTGATTGTGTTTTAGATGTAAGAACAACCCAATCGGCGAGGGGTTTTGTATTTATGTAATCAATGTAGGTCATATAACCTTTGCCTCTCACAAATCGTTCGTGAACAATTTCAACATAATCAAGTTCAGACTCAACATCATAGACAGCTTTAGCCGTCTTAATGAATGATGTCATTTGCAATAGAAACAAATTAAATCTCTAAGTAAAGTATAACAAATATGTCAGTTGTATCGATGCTTGCGGGTGTTGGTCTTCTCAGTGTCTGTTGCCTTTCTTCAAGCGTAGCAACGACTATGATGGGTGGTGAGAAAATCACCAGTACGACGATGGGTTCTACGGGACCAGCTCCTCCAAGCGGTCCACCAAAAGGTCGCTATGTGAAATTGGAGCATACAGTTGCTTATGATGAGAGTGCGGAGGGTAATGTTGATGATAAAAATAAAATCATAAACCTCGCCGAACTTGAAGTGTTTGACGTGAGTGGCACTAACTTAGCGGCTTCCAAGTCTGTTACGGGTAGCTCACAATATCCAGCTCCTCATTTATGGTCAAATCTTACCGATGGTGATAAAACCAATTTTGCTCACACCCTTGGTAGAACTCCAAGTGAATACGATTCTATGACAGTTGATCTTGGTTCGGTGAAAGAAATTAAAAAGCTTATCATCACTAACCGAACTTCTTGTTGTAAAAATAGAGCCGTTGGTATTAAAGTAGTCATCCTTGGTGCTGATGGTACCACTGTTATTAAAGAGACACCAGCTATTACTACTGTAGCTGATACTTACACTCTCACATTTCCAACAAATACATGGAGTTAGTGCCTAAGTCAACTTCAACCCAGTCAAAATCAAACAAAAACGAGGAACCTGCTACATATATGTATTCGGCAATAGCCAACAACAGTTTTTCCTACATTCTCACAGTTGATGAGTTTAGAAATGAGCTTCCAGAAGAAACGAGACCTTCTTGGATAAAGATTACAACGATTACAATGGTTTCAAGCTTTATCCAGAATATTGACATTAAAAAACTTCGCCATATTTTTGAGAATCTGGAAACATTTAAATTGAAACGTACAAACACCAAAGGTGATGGTGGTTTTGTGTGGAAATTAAAGCCCACAACTTTTTACAATCAAGTTACACTTACTTATCATGATACTTACAGTACCAAATCTGTCAAAGTTTTCCCAAATGGCTCTATCCAAGTTGCAGGTTGTTGCGATCTTTTCGATTGTAAGCGAATCATTACACAACTGACTTATATTTTCAAGACTTTTTTGGGACTCGAAACTGAAATGCCGATAGATTCTTTTCGGGTGGTTATGATCAACTCAAACTTCAGTCTCAACTACAACATCAATCTCATGCGAGTGGCCCAGCACTTTGAGAATCACCCAGATGTCTTCAAAGTTTCTTTTGAACCGGATAGATACAGTGCAGTAAAGATTAAATTTCAACCAGCTCAAGATATGAAAGAAATCACCACAAGTATTTTTTCCACTGGCAAAATAATCATCACTGGGGCGGAGACACTCAAAGAGATTGCTTTTGCATATAACATTATTAATCAACACATTAATAATGATTCCCAAATCCGTGTGTCGCCAACAGAAGAAAAGGATATATTTAATGTGTTCTTGGGGCATAAATGCGAACCTATGGTTGAATTTCTTAGAAAGAAGGGTTTCAGTTCGTGGATTCAAACAATCACCAACCGACAAATTAATTTCTAATTATATTGTAATAAAAATGTCTCAACGACTTGGAATGGCCGATGGTCGATGCTTTACCATGAACTCCTCAGCCCAACTTACTAATAACTATATTATGAAGCAAAATGGTATCACTTTCGAGGATAACTACAGCTACCGCCAACTTCTCCAAAAAAATGGTCCAGAACTTCTTAACAAGTTGCCCGAACAATCCAGGGGTAAGTGTGATTCGTGTGATCAAATCACCGACATGTCCAAGATTTATTAGGTGAGGTAAATTTTAATAAAAACTTTAAACCCATACTCTAGAATGTCACAATGTGCCATATGTCTCAATGACGTCAGATCGACGAGGACCAATTCTCCGATCAGATGTGGGCATATGTTTCATTCCCACTGTCTAGAGGAATGGAAAGGTAAAGGTAAGAACACCTGTCCACTTTGTAGAAAAGTATTTGATGTTTCACAGTTTAAGGTGACTGTGACGGTTCAGAACA